GGATGCAGCATCAAAGAAAGCATTAGCTAATTTAGAGAAGCAAAAGAAATTAAATGATAAGTTGGCACACATTAAAACATCTTTAGTTTGGAACGCTATTAACGAAGGAAAGGAGGAGCATTAAACCAATAGACCAATAAACAATTAGGTAGAACTTAATTAAACTAAACATATAGGAAATAATATTATGATTATAGAAGCAGAAACTATTTTTAAAACACACCTAACTGCTCATGAAGAATATCAAGGACAGTCAACAGGTAAGTTTGCATTACAGTTAGCTCTTACACCAGACCAGAAGGAGAAGCTTGAGGCTGATGGTGTAAAGGTTAAGGAATATGACGGACAGCCTTTGCGTAAGTTTGCATCACGCTATGAAGTTAAGATGTTCGACAAAGAAGGAGCGGAGATAAGCCGTGAGTTACCTGCAGGTTCTAAGGTTAGGCTAGAGTACATCACTAAGTCTCACCCAACAGCAGGTGAAGTACCTTATGTCCAACGCCTGATGGTATTAGAGTTAGGTGAAGACAGGGTATCTGAATCTGACAAAGAGTTCTTTGCGTAGTAAGTAGTACGATTGGTTGCCGTAAGCAACCTACTTTATAAACTATAAGGAATAACAATGAAAAAGAAAACACAGGCAGAAAACATACTGTCACATATGGAGAGAGTAGGGTTCATCACAGCAATAACAGCACTTAATGAGTATGGTTGCTTCAGATTAGCAGCAGTCATCCATGAACTTAGAAAAGAACATACTATTAAGACACACAGGACACAAGCTAACTGGGCAGTGTATACCTTAGAAGAATATTACGATGCACTGGAGGAAGTATAGTGAGTACTTTTATCAGGCATGAGAGTTGCGACAAGTGCGGCAGTAAGAATAACTTAGGTGTTTGGGATGACCACAAGTATTGTTTCTCAGATGGTTGTGATAACTGGATACCTTTAGATGGAGGGGAGCAAGTGAAAGAAGTAATCGAAGAGAGAACAGCACCATCTATTCAACTGAATCAAGGGGTGTTTGGTGCAGTTACTGATAGAAGAATATCAGAATCTATAGCTAAGAAGTATGGTGTGAAGATAGAGTATGGAGCAGATGGAAAGATAGCCAAGCATTACTATCCATTCCATGACGCACAGGGACGCACAGTAGCTACGAAGGTAAGGACTTGTGCGACTAAGGACTTCACAATCAGAGGGGAGTTCAAACAAACCAAGCTGTTCGGTGAGAAACTGTGGGACAAGGGCGGTAAGTACATAACAATCACTGAGCACTGGCTGAGATATTCAATGGTAAATGGGCAGTAGTCAGCTTAAAGAACGGAGCTACGTCAGTAGTAGATAGTCTCAATGGAAGCTTAGAGTTTCTAGAATCCTTTGAGAAAATCATACTGGCTTTTGACAGTGATGCTGCAGGACAAGCAGCAGTAGAGAAAGCATTAACCTTGTTCTCACCTGAGAAGATAAAGGTAATGTCTCTACCTGAAGGATACAAAGATGCTAATGATATGCTCAAAGCAGGGCTAATCAAAGACCTAGAGAACGCATGGTGGAGAGCTAAAACGTGGTCGCCTGATGATATGCTGGGAGCAACATCACTAAGAACAGCATGGGCTGAAAGACCAGAGGTAACATCAATACCTTATCAGTGGGTATGTCTTAACAAGAAGACAAGAGGCTTTAGATTAGGTGAGCTTGTGACACTAACGAGTGGTACTGGTATGGGTAAATCGTCTGTAGTAAGAGAGCTTGAGCATCACTTGCTTACGACAACTAACGACAAGATAGGCATACTACACCTAGAAGAAACAAACGAGAGGACACTCGATGGTTTAGTTGGCATTGAACTGAATGTACCCTATCACCTAGATGAAGTACGCCAACAGTTTGATGAGCCAACTGCACTGAAAGCTTTTGATAAACTATTTGTTAGAGATAATGATGATGAATCGTTAGTACTGTATGACGGCAGTGAGCTTAATGTTGATAAGATAGTAAGCAGGATTAGGTTAATGGCTAAGACACAGGGAATCAAATGGATAGTGTTAGACCATTTAAACTTAGTGATGTCAGGAGATACTAAGGTAGATGAGAGACGGAACATTGATGCACTGATGACAAAGCTACGAGAGGTAGTAGTAGAAACTAACATTGGATTGTTTGTAGTATCTCACCTCAGTAGACAGATGGGTAAGTCACATGAAGAAGGTGGAACTATATCCTTAAGTCACTTACGAGGCAGTCAAGGTATAGCTCAACTCAGTAACATAGTGATTGCTTTAGAAAGGAATCAACAAGCAGAGACAGAAGAAGAAAGGAACTTAGTTACCTTACGAATACTTAAGAACAGATACACTGGGGAAACTGGAGAGACTGGATACCTAGGTTACAATTCAATAACAGGAAGATTGAAAGAAGTAGTACCTAGTTTTAATGCAGACTTTTGATTCACTACTTAAGATACTTAAGCTACTTAAGTAACTACTACTGGTACATTTAAGTAATCTTTACTTAAAGATACTTAAGTAAACTTAAGTTTTATTATACACACAGAGGAGGGAACATGACAACTATAGTTTTTGACATAGAAACTAATGGTAAAGACCCAAGTATTATATGGTGCATAGCAGCTAAGGATATGTCATTAAGGGATGTCACTACTTGGGTAGGAGAAGAAGTAAAACTATTTACTAAATGGTTAGAAGAAAACAAATGCACTACTTTAGTAGGACATAACATCATAGGGTATGACATACCTGTCATTAAGAAGCTGCTTAATGTAGACCTAACTAAGTATAAGTTAAGAGATACTTTAGTTATCTCTAGACTGAACAACCCAAGCAGAGAAGGTGGTCATTCGTTGAAAGCATGGGGAGAAACATTAAGCTTTCCTAAAGGAGACTATGAGGACTGGACTCAATACTCAGAAGAGATGCTTGAGTATTGTAAGCAGGATGTACTGGTCAGTGAAGCTACCTTTAAAGTACTAGTCACTAAAGAAATAGATGAGAGAGCTATACTACTAGAGCAAGAGACTTACACTATCTGCAGCGCACAAGTAAAAACAGGATGGGAGTTCGACATACGCAAAGCAATAGGCTTAATGTCAGAGCTTAAGCAGAAGGTATGGGAGATAGAGAATGAGGTGAGAGAAGTATTCATCCCACTTAAAGACTTCTTATCCTTAAGCGTCCTTAAAAGACCTAAGCTAAAGAACGGAGAACTATCTAAGGCTTATGCTAATCAACTAGATAACGGAGCTTACGAACATCCAGAGCTAGGGTGGGGAATGGATATCTATCCTGAATTTAACTTAGGTTCTAGGCAACAGATAGGGAAACACCTTCAGCATTACGGGTGGTTGCCTAAAGAGTTTACGCCAACAGGACAGCCCATAGTTAATGAGAAAGTATTGGAGACTATTGAGATACCACAAGCGCAGTTGATACAGAAGTATCTAATGTTGCAGAAGAGAATAGCTTTACTATCTAGTTGGATAGAGGCAGTAACAGTAGACAACAGAATACACGGGTACGTTAACTCATGCGGTGCTGTAACAGGGAGGATGACACACTCTAAGCCTAACTTAGCTCAAGTACCTGCTTCGTACAGTCCTTACGGTAAAGAATGTAGAGAGCTATTCACAAGCAAGCAAGGTTACAACCTCGTAGGGGTAGATGCTAGTGGGTTAGAGCTACGAATGTTAGCCCATTACATGAACGATACTGCCTATACAAAAGAGATACTGGAAGGTGACATACACACAGCTAATCAACTAGCTGCTGGATTAGAAACGAGAGCGCAAGCCAAGACATTCATCTATGCTTTCCTATACGGTGCAGGTGAAGAGAAGATAGGAGAGATTGCTGGAGGAGGAGCAGGAAAAGGAAGGAAGCTTAAGAACTCTTTCCTCAAAGCTAATCCAAAACTAAAGGAGCTAAGAGATAATGTTACTAAGGCTAGTAAAAAAGGTACACTAAAGGGACTTGATGGTAGAGACATACTAATAAGAAGTGAACACGCTGCATTGAATGCCTTGCTTCAATCAGCAGGTGCGATTGTTATGAAGCAAGCGTTGATTTACTTGGTAGAGTACGCAGACAACTGGAACTTAGACTATAAGATTGTAGGAAACATACACGATGAGATACAATCGGAAGTAAGTATAAAAGATAGCGATAAGTTCGGATACCTAGCAGTAGAATGTATTAAGAAAGCAGGACAAGCCTTCAACATGAGATGCCCACTAGATGGGGAATACTCAGTAGGAGATAACTGGTCACAAACACACTAAGAGGGGATACAAAATGAAGAAAGTAAGAACATTAGTTAACGATATATACGACGTACTAGAGAAAAAGAAAGCAGCTACTGGGGTAGATGTAGATGCAGTAGTTGATGCCTTTGGAGAGAGCATGAAAGCCATGCTTAGAGAGGTCATTACAGAGCGTGAGGACAGCAGGACACTACGAATGTCCAACATAGGGAGAGCAGATAGGTTCTTGTGGTTTACACACAAAGGAGTTGTTAAAGAAAAGTTCCTGCCTCACACACTAATGAAGTTCTTATACGGTCACGCGACAGAAGAATTAATACTGGCGTTAGTTGCCTTAGCAGGACACGAAGTAGCAGACCAACAACGTGAAGTAGAAGTGAATGGTATACGTGGCAAGATGGATTGTACTATTGATGGTGTACTTATAGATGTTAAGACAGCCAGTCCATACGGATTCAAGAAGTTCAAAGAAGGTACAGTCAGAGATGGCGATACCTTTGGATATGTTGCTCAACTGAAAGGGTATGCGGCAGGACTGGGACATACAAAAGGTGGATGGTTAGCTATTGATAAAACTAACGGACACCTAGCAGTACACATGGAGAACTTTGAGTATGATGCTAGTATTCATGACAGGATAGATGAGATAAAAGAGATTGTAGAAAGCCCTGAAATGCCTGAGCAATGCTTTGGCTTA